TAGGCGTGTACGACCCTAAAAATTTAAAATCTAAAGATGACAATGAGCAATCTAATAAATAAGAGAGCAGTTCGAAAGCTGGCTCTAACAATAGCTAACGAAATACATCCTAAAAAAAATATGGCGGATGAGTATGTTGACTCCTCCGGGAAAACATGGAATTATGGCCGAGCACTGAGATCTTCTGCCAATAAGAAGTATAAGCAGGTAAGTATATCTTTCTTAGAACATATAAACAGTCTAGTTAGAGTTGAAGTAGAGAAATATATCAAAAAGAATCCACCTCGAGGAGCCACTATTAAGTAATGCCAACTATTGAGACACTCGATCGGACCTACTTAGAATTAGCTAGCGTTTGGTCTCGACTATCTCCGGCGACTCGGATGAAGGTAGGATGTTTGATAGTCAAAGATGATATGATTATCAGTGACGGTTACAACGGCACTCCATCCGGTTTCGATAATACATGTGAAGGTGAAGACGGAAAGACATTGAAAGAAGTTCTACATGCAGAGTCTAATGCAATAACTAAATTAGCGAAGTCCACGCAATCAAGCTATAACGCAACAGCATATATAACACTATCACCATGTATCGACTGCGCGAAGTTGATGATACAATCCGGAATATCTCGAGTTGTTTATGGTGAACGCTACCGCCTTTGCCATCAAGGTTTAGATCTTTTAACCAGAGCTGGCATTCCTACCATCTTGATATCATAATATAGATATGTGCGGTATATTTGGCAGTTTAGACTTTACAACTTATAACAGGTTGCTCGTAGCTAATCAAGAGAGAGGCAACTTTGCAAGTGGTGGTTTATATGTAGGTGATGATGAGATTTATCTTAGAAAAGATGGTAGCGACTATACTACTGCCGGCGAACACTATCGTTGCAATCTTTTTAATTATAATATATTTTTAGGTCACACTCAAGCTCCCACCGGGTCTCAACGTAAGTGGGCCGCTCACACAACACATCCATTTGAAGATGGTCAATGGATAGTAGCGCATAATGGTGTTTTAGAAAACTACGAACAATTACGTGAGGAGAATCTTCCGGGCCACACAAACCCTGTAGACTCCTCCATAATACCAGCTCTACTAGATATGAAATATGTAGGTGATGAGATATATTGTATATCAGAGGTTATGAATATGTTAAAAGGTACCTTTGCATGTTGGATATATAGTGAACGCTCGCGAGATGTTTACTTAGTCCGATCCGGAAGCACATTGTTTTATAATCCAGAGAATTGTATCTTTTCCTCCATCCTAGTAGATGACTGCATGGAACCTGTCAAGGAGAATGTTATATATCAATTAACTAAGGAGGGTATAACGAGGGTCGGTGAATTCAAAGCCGATAGTCCGTTTTTTGTGTTATGAAGAGATTCTTAATAATAACAGCAACTCGAGAAGGTCCAAGTTCGAGTGTATCTATAACGAAGAGCTTAGAGGACATGAAACCATATGGTATAACAACTAAGCACCATCAGGTAATTATTCGGTTAAATAATGATAAAGGATTACCAGAGATATATAATCAGTATATAACTAAAGAATATTTAAATGATTATGAAGGTATTATATTTGTACATGATGATGTATATATTGATGACCCAAAGTTTCTAGAAAAAATTAAAACACAATTCCGGAATGGATTTTCTGTCGTCGGCCTAGCCGGTGCAGCATCCGCGAAAATTTCAAAACCTGCACTGTGGCATCTTATGTCAGAAAGAAGCACCCATGCTGGTGCCGTTGCCCATCCGGTCGATCTCGCTAGAAGTGGCAGAACCGGATCGGATTATTCATATGTGACTGCGTTTGGTCCTACACCTAAAAGATGTCTCATAATGGATGGTCTCTTCCTCGCGATTAATTGTAAAAAATTTAAAGAGAATATAGTTAAGTTTGATGAGCAGTTCACTTTTCATCACTATGATTTAGACTTTTGCTTGCAGTGCAATAAAAGTAAGCATAAATTAGTTGCCATAAACATAAATGTCATTCATAATTCACCAGGACTACTAAATCCGGAATCATCAGTATTTTTAGACTCACAAGAAAAATTTATTAAGAAATATAATGTCAAAAATTGATCATGGTTATTATGAGAAAATCATAATATATAAATTGTTAACAGACGAGACTTATCTAGCGTCTGTAGTTGATCATGTAGAGAGCCGGTTTTTTGATGATAAAAACATAGCGAGTATAATCAATATCATTACAGATTTTTACCAGACTCGTTCTCAAATACCTACGACGTCTGAAATAAAGAGCTACCTAACTACTGACGACTTAAAGCAGGAGTTTAAAACTGTCGTTGGGTACTTGAAAGACGTCGCTGATCCAGATCTGAATGAAGATGAGTTGTATGAGAATACTGAAGTGTTTTTGAGAGAAAAAGCAGTCATGAAGACTTTACTATCAGTATCAGAAGACTATGCGAAAGATCGCGACCATCTTGATACATCAATCGTCCTGGATAAGTTTGATAAAGCATGTGGAATCACCCTAAGTGTAGACAAAGGGTTTGATTTGTTCAATGAGATAGATAGACATATTGAAGAGTTGACTCAGCGAGACAAAACCATACCGACAACTTGGCCATGGTTGGATGAGAAGCTTGACGGTGGGTTGTTAGAGGATGGTAGAGCATTGTATGTATTTGCTGGTGAGACAAATATTGGTAAATCTATAGTCTTAGGAAATTTAGCGATCAATTTAGCTAGTCAGAATAAAGCCGTTCTATTAATTTCATTAGAAATGTCGGAGAAGATATACACTAAGCGTCTAACTTCTAGTATATCATCTATACCTATTAATGAGCTAGCGGCCAACTCAGACGATTTAAGAACCCAGCTAATATCATATAAGCAAGGCCGCGACCGGTCAAGATTACTCGTCAAAGAATTTCCACCTAACACTATAACAGCTAACCACTTAAAAGGGTTTATAAAGAAAGTAGTCAGTTCCGGTATCGAATTAGATTGTATTGTATTAGACTATGTAAATCTATTGCACAGTACCATGGGTAATAATTCTTACGAGAGAGTTAAACATGCGACGGAAAAACTACGAGCATTGTCTTATGAATTTGAGTGCCCTATTGTTACTGCGACTCAACTCAACCGTTCTGGGTATAATGAAGCAAATCCTAGTCTAGATACTGTTAGTGAAAGTATCGGTTTGGCCGCTACTGCAGACGCAATTTTTAGTTTATGGCAAGAAGAAGAAGATCCGGAATTAGGTGTAATGAGACTAGGTATTATGAAAAACAGATTCGGTCCTAATTACGGTAGTACTGCGATGAGAGTTGACTACAACACGCTCACTGTCGCAGAAGATCCGGATATGGTGAGTGACGATATAATGAACGACCAAGCAGAAGATATGCTCGGTTTGCTATCCGGTTAATATTTAGTAAATAACGATAAATGGCGTCTAAAGACTATTACATATTCACTGACTGCGACCTAGACGGCGCTGGGTCATACATAGTGTTCGGATGGCTCTCTGGTATGACAGATATACCATATATGGTGTGTAGAGTAAACGACCTAGAAAAAAAGCTCAAAGGATGGCTAAAGACGCACAAGTTTAGTGACTACAAGAAAGTGTATTTTTTCGATTTAGATGTGAGTACAGAAGGCATTAAAAAGTTAATAGATCATGATAACGTTATAGTTATAGATCATCATGAGTCTAATATCGAGAGTGATGTAGTATTTAACAAGGCTAACATGATAGTAGAGGACACAACAAGTACATGTAAGTTGATATATAAAAATTTTAAGGACAATAAACTATCAAAGGAATTAACTAAGGAACAGAAACTTTTCATATACATGGTAGATGATTATGACTCATACACACTAAAGTTAGAAGAGAGCAAAAAACTAAACGATGTGTTCTGGAGCTATCAAGGTAATCGAGTAGAAAAATTGGAGAGAGACTTCTCAACCGGGTTTACTGGTTTTAATCGATTCCATGAAAATACTCTGATCATAAAGGAGAAGGATTTAGCTAAAATGAAGCTAGAGTGTGAAATGTTTACCGGTGAGATTAAAACAAAAAAAGCCACATATAAAGTTGGTAGTATTATTGGTAATAAATATATTAACGAGTTAGCAGATTATGTATCAGAGACCACCGGTAGTGATGTCGCTTTAGTTGTAAATCCTTCTTCAGGGAAAGTCTCTTTCCGGAAACGGAATGATGAAGTTGAGCTTAGCATGGTCAAGCTAGCAGATATGGTTACAGATGATTCTGGTGGTCATGATGCTGCTGCTGGTGGTATGATATGTGATAAGTTCTTAGAGTTTACAAAAAGGTTGTCTCCTTTTACTTCATGAGTATAACACAGACAATAAAAAACCAATGCCCGGTTGAGAAATTATCTCTAGCGGAGATTGATAAAGCGTTCCTGACCTTTTGTTCGTATATGTGTATACTGCACAACAAAAAACTTAACCTAGCTAATATATTTTTATTATTATTAAAACATGAAAACATCTTAACTCTTTTCCAAGGCATGTGTGATTTAGATAGTAGCTATGACTGTATGAAGTACTTTCTCCAACGAGATCCTTCCTTACATAAATCCAAATATATTAAGAACTACATATCACAGCAAGATGAGTAAAGAAGATATTGATATACCATCCCCTTGGCAACAACGCATATATAACCGGTGGTTGAGTATAACGAAAACTCAAGCTAAGCGACCTTACCGTATGAGGAAACGGTGGGATAATCTACCAGCTAAGACATTAATAACTCTTAAGAAGCTGGAAGGGCTATTCAACCGGAATCCTAGTATTAAGGTGGACGAATTCTTTTCCGCTCCGTTTATAGTATATCACGACTGGCGTGACCAGCATGAGCAATATACGAACTTCCCTTTAGAATTTTATTTAAAATATAAAGCAATCGCACTCTATAAGATGGTAAGAGAAGAAAGAGTTATGTCTTATGGAGAATAACAGTTGAAAACCAATAAACTATACACTATAATATATATATGAGTACATTCACACAATCAATGTTCGATAGTATTAAAACAGCTCTCAATAATACTAACAATGGAGCAACGAATTCGAGAGCAGACATTCTCCGGTTTACACCAGACAACCAGTACGACTTGAGGTTCGTACCAAATGTTAAAGATCCTGAAAAGACCTTTTTTCATTACTACACTCAATCGTTTACGTCTTTCTCTACCGGTCAATTTATTAGCGCCATGTCTCCGCAGACATTTGGAAACACTGATCTGATCGCACAGACCAAATTTCGATTAAAAGCGAACGGGACTGAGGAAGAAAAGCGAAAAGCTGACACGATCCGCCGGACGGAAAATTGGCTAGTTAATGTATATGTTGTTAACGACCCATCTAATCCTGACAATAATGGCGAGGTCAAAATCATGCGGTTCGGTAAACAGCTACATAAGATCATTATGGATTCTATTCAAGATGAAGATGAAGCTGCAGTCGGCTTCCGGGCGTTCGATTTGGGTGAGAACGGTTGCACCTTTAGGGTCAAGGTCGAGAAACAAGGAGACTTTCCGACGTATGTGACATCTAAGTTTCTACTACCATCAGCCGTACCTGGTCTTGATGACGGAGAAGCCGTCATGGAGAAGGTATACGCTTTGGATGAGGTTTTTAATCTTAAGTCAGACGAAGAGATTAACAAACTTCTAGATGAACACTTCTATTGCGGCGACGGTCGTTCATCCGGTGCTGCCACCGGTTCCTCTGCCCCGGCTCCTGAAAAGAAAGCCGACCCTGAACTAGACGAAGAGGTGCCTATGGACTTCTCTAAGAAGGAATCTACAAAAGAACCGGCTCCGGATAATGACGACAAGCTCGAGGAGCTCTTAGCCGGACTAGACGACTAATACTGATGGACGACTCGGCAACAGCTCCCGATCAGCAACACGGGGCATTCGATATGGATGAAGCAATTCGAAGACATGAAGACTCTACCCCTACTCCGGACGATGCTCTGGACGTTGCAAGGCTGTTTAATAATATTGGTTCTGATTTAACTGCCATTGATAAGCATAACGTCGGCGATGGCCCCCCGGCTATGAAGTTAGATAAGGAAGCAGTGATGGGTCAGTACGCGAATCAAGCCTCTCAACACCAGCATCCCGCCCATCCTCCGCACCCACGCCCGGTCCCACCTAGACCTGGTCCTCCTCCTCCACATGCAGGTGTAGCAACTAATATACCTACAGTAAATATACCGCATGCGGCATATGAAAAGGAGAAGAAAGCTACAGCCGCCCTAAAGCGTAAGGTTACGAAGCTGGAAAAGGATATTAAAACTATTAATGAGGTGTTGAGTTTACCTAATAGTATCAGTCGGTATAAGATTATTACTGATGATGTGGATTGTACATGCTCGAACGTACACACCTTATTAAATGTGTTTACTACCGAGGTACAGAAGAGACCAAAAAGTATAACAATTACAAAATGCTAGTACATATATCGAGCAGAGAGGAGTTTGTTAGTAAGTTCTTGACACCAATAACTAAGCTTAGTGAATCTGCATGTATAACGATACATCACGACAAAATAACCTCACTAACTACCAATAGTGATAACTCACTAATACTACACCTGTCGCATAAACAAGCCAATCCATCACTCGCTGAAGACGACAAGGTAATTTTAAATGTCCCTAATATTTCGCGTTTTGTCAATCTGTTCTCGTGCATCACAGATGATAGTACGGCATTAGACTTCGCAGATAATTGCGTGGTTTGCTCCTCCGGCGATTTAAAGTTCAGATATCACTTGCTAGAGGATGGTATATTAAAAGTGCCTACAGTGAATATACAGAAGATAAAAGAGCTAGACTTTGATACTACATTCTATCTACAAAAGGATAACGTATTACAGTTACTAAAGGCCAGTACGTTTACTACAGATACAGATAAGCTGTATATAAGTACTGACGACACTAAGGTTTATGGTGAGTTGACAGACAAGCAACAAGCAAATGTAGATAGTTTTCAACAACCAATCTCAATGAGTTATAGTGGGTCTGCTATAACAACCCCCATGTCTATCAACTTTGAGTTAATTCGTGTAATAGGGTCACTTCGTCTGAATAGAGATTGTAAGACGATAATTCATGTTAATAACGAGAACAGTGTCTTTCTATTTGACATTACATGTGGAGATAATAAATTACAGTATATAACATCAGCATACGCTGAGTAGTATTATGGCAAAGAATAAAATATCAACACTAGGTTATTTCGTTAAGAGGATGAAGGACAGCGGGTATGTTGTTTGGAAAATGTTCAACGATTATCCTTTAGCGGATACCAGGAAATGGACTATACTAGTTAATCCTGGAGTTGAGTCGGTCTTGGTTACATGCATGGTCAACGTTACTGGTTCTGGTAGTATACCGCATTTTGATATATACGACGGTGGTAATAGAACGAGACATAAAAACGTCACTGTAGCTACAGACTCGATGGAGGTCTTTATGACCCAGCTAATTGCATGGGACATTACACCTGATAGTGATATGTATAAAAAGGACTCCACGAAATGAGTAAAGATAAAGATATTGAAGAAGACGGTGATGAGCCGGATGATGAGGTGGTTATGAGTGATACTGCTAAGAAGAGACTATTTAAGATATTAAAAGTATCTGACAATGACCTAGATGGCGCTGAAGAAGCAGATTTACAAGAAAGTATACATAAGCATTTGATGGGATATGCTAGTAAGAAGAAGTTAGATCGAAAGACTGTCGATGACTTAACACAGGTACTTGAAGAATACTTATCAACATTTCTTATACTAGGTTATAACTTTAAAGGGGAACCGGTCCAGATAGTATCTGTAGATACTCAACAAAATGCTGATGCTTTAGGAACTGCTATCCATCGATTTTTGATGCAAACTAGCCGGTCTAGTCTAGGTGGAGATGGTCATGATGGTCCACCGGATCCTGGGATGTACGAGTAATATGCCTAGACCATCAAAGAAAGCCATGTATGTTGTTAAGGGTGGTGATTATGGTGGTAGTTTTATTATACAGTTCGGCAGGACTACATCTCATCGAAAATTTCTCCGGCTGCCTGAACAGGAACTTTTAGATGTACCACTGTCTGCATTTGATAGCGGTCGAAAGAATGGTGTTTTAGATTTTGTTGCCAATATAGATAAAGACGTCTATAATTACTGCAAACATATATATGATGAAAAAAACAATAATATTTGACGGTAGTAATCTACTACATCGATGCTACTGGGTCCATTCCGTCCGAAGGAATGTAAGTGTATCTCAATTATTCTTAGCGAGCATGAAGAAATGCACTAATATGTTCGCTGCAGATCAAGTAGTTTGTGTGTGGGATGCCCGGAAAAGATATTCAGAGCAGAATTACAGACATATTACCAGTAACGGGGCATATAAACAGACTAGAGATAAGGATAAAAATACAAAGGTGTACTCTTTTATCGATGAAGTCCAAGAAATATCTTCCCCGCTGGGTATCGCGCACTTAAATCCGGGTATCTTAGAAGCGGATGACTTTATATATTGGCTGTGTAATAACATCGATGATTATAAGACAGTTGTTAGCTCAGACGGGGATCTCTTGCAGCTAATCAATGATACATGTGATGTATATAACCCTATTGTAAACAAGCTAATAACTACAGAGACGTTTGAGGAAACCACTGGTGTCCCTGACATTCGTTCGTATATTACGTATAAGTCATTAATAGGTGATAAGTCAGATAACATCCCTGGTCTGGAGGGTGTAGGCCCGAAGAGAGCAAAGCAAATACTAGAGAGAGGGGTAGATAAATTGAGCAAAGAGAACAAGGAGTTATTAGAACATAACATACACCTAATAGATCTTGCCATCGGACCTCATCGACATCCGGAAGAAGAGGATTGGTATGAAGAAGAGTGGAATAATAAAAAGCAACCACCTAAAGACTTTAGCAAGTTTAAGCAGCTGTGCATCGAAAATAATTTATTTGCTATAACAAATAAATTAGCGGAGTGGAAGAGTGTTTTTGATAAGACTCAATCGATTGAAAATATCGTAGCGAAGTTAATCAAAATTAATGAAGGCACACTCTCTAAGCTAGATGACTGATGAACTGACCAGTCAATTTTACATCCAACAATTCTTTCAATACGCTGGGTGGCCTAAGTATAATAAATTTAGCAATGTGTATAACGCTTGCTGTCCTATATGTAGAGAGGGTAAGAGTTGGGGAAAAAAGAAACGACTATATTATATGGTCGATAAAGGAAAAGTCTGCTGTCACAATTGTGGTTGGTATGGTTCAGTTTTAAAATGGTGCTTAGAGGCTAGCGGCAAGCCTTACGATGAGTTTATAGCGGATGCTGGTGTTGTTGATATCACCGATAAGTCTTTCACGCCTATTATAAAGGCCTTAGCAGAACTCCCGGCTCTACCGGAAGACCCTATTAATATCTTTGATAAATCTCAAATATCATACTACCAAAAAACCGCTAGTTGGTCTACTATTAATAAGATTATTGGCTTCGTTGTCGGTAGACGATTACACTGCGCAGTAAATAAACCTAAATCGTTGTATGTGAGTCTGACTGATAAGATACACAAGAATAGGTTGTGTATACCGTTTACGGATAGAGGTAAGGTAGTGCATTATCAAACGCGAGGTGTATTAGAACAAGATTTAAAAGACCGGCCGAAATATCTATCGAGAGTGAATAGTGAGAAGTCGTTATTTAACATTGATCAAGTAACCGACGACAACGATACTATATACATAACTGAGGGTCCTTTAGACGCTTTCTTCATACCTAACGGAGTCGCGGTCGCTGGTATACAGGAGAGATCTAGATCACAAGCATTTACGAGAAAGCAGCATGCTCAATTAGCAGGCACATGCTTACATAATAGAACATGGTGCTTAGACTCTCAATACTTAGATCAGGCTAGTTATAATAAGACAAAGCTCCTCGCAGAATCCGGTATGTCTGTATTTATATGGCCATCACACGAAGGAAAACAATATAAAGATTTTAATGATATGTGTATATCAGCTGAGATCAATAGTATAGATACTAAATGGGTAGATGAAAACACGTATACCGGTCAGAGCGCACTATTACTGCTCTCGCAAATCAATCTAAACTAGATATTGTTTTGTGGAGCCGAATTACTAGCTGCTTCTCTAGCCTTCCGCTCCGCGCCTAGGAGATACTGTTTAAGAGATTCGCCTAGCGACGATAAGTCTTGAGCGACTCTTGAGATCTTCTTCGATTCGCTACGTTGTACGTCTGCCATAATGCTGCTGCAATCCGCTCTATTGAGCTCGTAGTTCATGGAATTCGGCTGTAGTCCGTTAAGGTGCTCGATAAAGTCTTCAATCTGTGTTATCCATTGGTTCAGCTTTGTAGTCGCATTGGATACAGACCCAGCTTCTGCCATACCGGCCGGATTATCCGGGACGTCATTAAAAGCCTCTGGTGATGTCTCAGCATCTAATCCATTAACTAGCGCCTCTTCATCATCAGCTACTCCGGGATCTTCTGGAGGAATACCCTCTAGGTCGTCTTGCTCTAGCAAGACCTTCTCAAATTGCTTTTTAAATATAGAACTCATCCTACTAATACTTATTAAATGTTACCCAATCTTTTAAGGTCGTCTAGCTTTCCATTAGGCTTACCGATTCCACCAACCGTTGTAAATACGTTTAGTCCCGGCTTTGAGCCTCTGTAGATGCCTCTATGAACAGTACTATTTGGTTGTAACAACCGGATGAATTGCTCAAAAGCGTAGTCTAGGAAGTCTTGAGGTATATCATTTAGAACTTCCTGGGAACCTATAATACATGCCGCCGCTTTATCACCAGTACTCAGATCAACTCCACCCGCTAGGATGTTTTGCTTGAGATTGTCTCTAACAGCATAGCTGATATCAGTCTCGTCCTTCCATTCCTTGATATTCGTCGCTCCGAGAACCATCAAACCGGAGTCTAGCACTGTTTGGTAGTCTGCAGCATCGAAAGATGAATAATGACTCTGCTTGTTGACAATAGTGTTGAATAAATGGAACAGTGAGCATGTAGATAAATTCGCGGTTTGCCAAAATCTATCAACTGCTAGTCCTGGATATACAGAGCTTATCTTCTCATTATCGATTAAGATTAGAGGTGATAACATACCATCTTCAACTAACTCCCATGCTTGCTTCAAAGTCTTATATGCATTTTCGTTAACCTTAGAACCTTCAGATCTCTTAGGTAATGCGAGAATTCCACCCACCTTATTGGTTTTTACTCCTAGAGTCCGCTGAAGTTCATAAGCTGTTTTAACTAACCCAACAAAAGTCCCGGCCCCGGTTCCACCTCCTCCTCCAGCGCATACCATAATCCGGTCGATATCCTCACCGAAGCTCTTCTTCATGAAATCGAGTACATCCTCTTTCCGCTCTTCGTATATCCGAGCCCCAACTTTAGGATTTTTCCCTGCCCCGCCCCCGCCGATGTTTAACTTCCGCGGAAGATTGACGGTGTCTAGGTCTTGCTGCGCAGTGTTTATAGCACAAACCCGACCATATCCGATTTTGTTGAATGTCTCTGCAATCCTCGAACCTCCTTGACCAGCACCTATAAATGCAAATTTATAGCCGCCCTCAAACTTGTCCTTAATCTCGATCTTTTGCTTAATAGGTGGTGGTATCATGATATCACCTATATCTGCATCGTAGTCACCGTATATGTTATCCATATCGATACCTTGATCTAGTTCTTCGTTTGCAATTTCTTGTGTGTTTTCCGGTGTTCCCGCAGTGTCGCCGGCTCCGAATACGTTTTCAGCAGTATTACCATTGTCGTTCATAGAAATATTTATTAAATTTGATAAGTATTTATAGATGTCAAAAAAGAAAAAATTTAAATTCGACCTTTTAGCAGAGGACTTGACCATGGGAAGCACCTCACAGAACTTCATAGGAGGACAAACCGGGCAAGGCTCCGGACAAACGAAGCCTCAAGCTATGTCTATAATGGATCTGATTGATGCTCAACAAACTTTAAAAGACAAGCAAGACAACGCCCCGGGGCAGTTACCGTACCCAGTAAGTCATAGTACTCTACAGAGATTCGCGGATGCGTATTTCGCTATACAGGATGTCAAAAATACTTTGAGAAGAACTGTAGATAATCCTCTAATATCATCTGACGATAATAAAAAAGAGGCGGTCATGAAGATGTACGATAAGTGTCTTAAGTTACAGAAGTTGATCGAGCTGTGCGGTAATGATCTAGACACCCTCTCTCCATAGTTGATTTCCTGTACATCTTCCACTAATTATAGTTGATGAATGTATACCTCCGGTCTATCTTATTAACCCTACTAGTAGGTGCAGTACTTGGCACTAGTATAGCATATATAGGTTCATTATCTTATACTAAGTCTATAGTAGGTACAGTATTAGGTCAATTCATTTTCTTCGCATTTTACAACCGATACCGGGCTAGAAAAGACGCAGCCGCATTCACTGCAGAAATGACAACTCGTATTAAAGAGTTTAGTAAACAGGGAATTGACACTGAATGTGCATTTTGCACTGCACCGCAGTTCGTCCCGATCCGATTTGACAGAGATAATGAGTTTGAATGTACAGAATGCGGAAAGACGAGCGCTCTATACATTACCGTAACATCCGCACAAAAAACAAAACCACTTGACGTATCTCCATTACGAGTTAATACTATTATATCTGAGGAAATGGAAGCTCGCGAAAAGATTAAACAAAGTGGATAAGCTTGACATTAAAGAAACTCCCTCTATGATCCCTCAACCGGTTCCGCCGGTATCGGATATAGATATATCGGTAGTTGAGGATATGTATAATAAGTTTTATGAGATTAACGATGAACTGAACAAACCGGCATACATTCAAGGAAAGCTGTTAGAGAAGGATAAAACAGCCGGGCATATACGGGTGCTAAAAAACATCATACACCTAACGTTAGATGATTTGAAAACCGGTTCCGATACACCAGAGGCTATTAAGATGTATGAAAAAGTCACCAATGCTATATTACAGTTGATTGATCTTATTGATACCGGTCCTTCAAATGTTAAGGATAATAAACGGATGGTCGCGAAATTATTCGGGTATATTTTTTCGTTGCATAATCTACACAATTTATAATATAATAGTCTATATGAAAAATAAAGATTTCCCGCCTCAAGGGTCAGTAGTAAATGTTGATAAATGTAAACGTGTGAGTGTTATTGTAGATAAGACCCGACCGGATTTGAAAATGACGTTGTATGAATATACTCGCTGGGGCGCGATGATAGAAGCTGTTGGTATTATAGGAGATCATATCGATAGAAATACACCATCTGCGAGAAAAGATCCTAATTGGGTGAAACCTATCGCTATACAAAAATACATTGAGGAAAGAACTCCGTCTATGCTGCATGAAAATGCAGTTGATCGTGAAATTACGGAAGTATTCGAACCATGCACTACATAATAGGTGAAAGCTTTGAGGTGCCCGCGGTAGTGCGAGGTAAGACTGATACTAGAACTCTAGAACTCAACCGGCTTTCTCGACAATTCACCACCGCTGGGACATATTCAGTTTTTTATATCAGGAAATTATATAAGAAGGATAAGATACAATATACATTTATTAACGAAGACACCGGTGAGCGCCACACTGTAGACTTCGATACCACTAGTGAAGCTGATATGTTAATAGCTAAACTCAAAGGAG